CCAGCCGGTCCAGCAGCACAGGCTGCCCAGCCGTCAGCCCCAGCCGAGGCTACCTCCTGGTTTGATCGTAACAAAACCTGGTTCAACAACCCGGCCTATGAGCAGGAAACCACGTTGGCCCGTGCCATCGATGTTCAGCTTGACCTGGAGGGCTATGACAAGGACAGCCCTGACTACTACACGGAGCTGGACACGCGCCTAAAAAATGTTTACACGGACCTACCTGTTCGTGGTACAGTGAAACCACGTGGTTCGGGACGGGCTAAAAGCAAGACAGGTCCTGTTGCCCCAGCTGGTGCCAGCAAGGGCTCACGAGGTGGAAAGAAGATGACCTTTTCACCAGATGAGGCCAAGATGGCAAGAGAGCTTGGGTTGACAAGCCCTGAGGCGCTTAAGGCATATCGTGAAGAACTTGACGCGAGGAGCAGCTGATTATGGCTACGAAAAAAACCGCGACGTCGCGTAAATCTCGGTCTGCTGAGGACCGCACCACGGCAACCCGTGAGTCTGAGACTCGCGCCCCAGCCAGCTTTGAGCCGGCTGCACTACTTGATGCGCCTCCGCCCCGCCCTGGGATGCGGCAGCGTTTCATTTCGACCTCGATTCTGGGTCATGAGATACCACACCATGTCGCCAAAAAGACGCGCGAGGGATGGCAGCCACGTCCGGCTGACACGCTTCCCGCTGATTTTGCACTGCCTACGCTCAACCATGGGCAATGGGCTGGGTGCCTTGGTGTGGAGGATATGATCCTCTGTGAGATGCCTGAGGAGCTTGCGAAGTCTCGCGAGGAATATTTTCAGGTGAAGACGGAGGATCAAACACGTTTCGTTGAGTCATCGTTGGGCACGGCTGAGTCTCGGCATGGTATCCCCATTCAGGTGGAGGATAAAAGCCAGGTTCACCGCGGTGCAAAGGTGATGGACGATGCGTAACCTTAACCCAGTCAAAAGAGGTATTCCATGGCAAATCTCGATGGAGCTCGGGGCGCCTGGCCTGTAAAGCACCTTACCGGTGGCTTGATGGGCCGAGTCAGCGAGTATACCATTGCCAGCACCTATAACACCAACATCTTTACCGGTGATTTCGTCAAGCTTGTGGCGGCCGGTGGGATCGAGGTGGCAGCTGCTGGCAACCGCATCCTGGGTGTTTTCGACGGTGTCGAATATACTGATGCGAATGGCAAGGTGCAGTTCAGCAAGTACTGGCCTGCCTCCACCACGGCCACTAACGTCAAGGCGCGGGTCTATGACGATCCGAACCTGGTGTTTGCGATCCAGCAGGCGACTGGCGGCTCGGTCGCAGCGACCGACGTCGGCTCGCTGGCGGATCATGTTGCCGGCACTGGCTCCACAACCACCGGTTATTCCGGCCATGAGATGAGCGGCACCATCGCCACGTCACCGGCGGGGCTCCGTATTCTCGGTCTGTGGGATGATCCTGAAAATGCTTACGGTGAGCACGCCAATATTCTCGTGCAAATCTACCAGCATGAACTCAACGAGCATATTGATGCTGACGGAACCCCAGGTGTATAGGAGGGCATTGAACAATGGCTATGAATAGAGCACAGTTTGCTGCCCAACTCGAACCAGGCCTGAACACCCTGTTCGGTCTCGAGTACAAGCAGTACCCGGAACAATGGCGCCAGCTTTTCGAGGTCAACGTCTCGGAAAAAGCCTTCGAGGAGGACGTGTTACTTGAAGGTTTCGGGGCCGCCCCGACCAAGGCCGAAGGCTCGGCAATCAGCTACGACGCGGCTGCCGAGGTGTGGACTGCTCGCTATGTCCACGAGGTCATCGCCCTTGCCTTTGCCATCACGGAGGAGGCTGAGGAAGATGGACTCTACGGCTCGATCGCCCGACGGTATGTCAAGGCGCTTGCGCGCGCCTTGCAGCATACCAAGGAGATCAAGGGTGCCAACATCTTCAACAACGGCTTCAACTCGTCCTTCACGGGCGGGGACGGCAAGGAGCTGTTTGCCACCGACCATCCGACCCGTTCCGGCGACATGTCGAACGAGTTGGCGACGGCGGCAGACCTTTCCGAGACGTCGTTGGAGCAAATCCTGATCAACATCTCCAACCTCAAGGACGAGCGCAATGTTCCCATCGCCGCGATGGGCCGTTGCCTGACCCTGCCCACGGCACTGGCGTTTACTGGCGAGCGGCTCCTGGCCTCCAAGCTTCGGACGTCGACCGCCGATAACGACATCAATGCCATCAACTCGGCTGGTTACCTGCCTGAGGGCTACAAGGTCATCCAGCGGTTCACCGACACGGACGCGTGGTTCGTGCCGACTGACTGCCCAGATGGCCTGAAGTTCTTCAAGCGGCGCCCGCTGAAGCGTGGCATGGAGGCTGACTTCGAGACCGGCAATGTCCGGTACAAGGTCTCCGAGCGGTACATCTTCGGATGGACCGACTGGCGCGGGTGCTTCGGTTCCCCTGGCGCGTAATTAAAACCTGCGTGTCATTGTCCCCCGGGGTTTTCCTGGGCCTCGGGGGACAACCAACCTGACCGACTGGTTCGGTTGCTGTGCAACTTTGGGTGAAAGCCCCAGTTTTGAACGAGAGGAATTATAATGGTTTCCCACTATCCCAATGGCTTTAACAACGGCGTGACCATCCGTGGTATGTCGCTGTTGAACAGCTACGGCGGCAATATTTACTGGGTCGACTCGGCCTCGGCGGTCGATGATGGCTCCGGCAAGTTTACCACCCCCTTCACCACCGTTGAAAAGGCGACGACCAAGTGCGCCGCCAACAACGGTGATATCGTCATGATCAAGCCTGGCCACTCCGAGACCTTCTCGGCAGCCGCCTCTTCGACGGTTGGCTGGGAGGCGAGTGTCGCTGGTGTGACGTATATTGGCCTCGGCAATGGCACGGACCGGCCCAAGTTCATCCTGGATACGGCTGCGACAACGGACATCAACGTCTCGGCGGCCGGTGTCACGTTCCACAACCTGGTATTCGAGGCCGGCTTCGCCGACATCGCCAAGATGATCCATCTGACGGCCGGCTGGTTTACGCTGAGTTCCTGCAAGTTCCAGGAGCAGGTGGCGACCGAGAACTGGGTCCTGGTGATCGATGCCGACGGCACGACCGACGAGGAAATCTCGGGCCTGAAGATCATTGATTGCGAGATCATTGGTGCCGATACGGCCAATGAGAACGTGATCAAGATCGCGGCGGACAGCACCAGCTTCGTGATGGACAACAACTACGTTGAGCTCGGTGTCCTGGACGACGACGCCATCATCGAGGTGTTGACCGGCAAGGACCTGCGGTCCTGTCGCATCACCAACAACAACTTCCATCGGTTGAACACCGATGGCGAGCTGTTGATCAACGTGGATACTGGCACCGCGAACACAGGCATCTGCGCGAACAACTACTTTGGTTGCCTGGACACGACCGGTGTGGTGCTGATCCAGACGACCACGCGGATCATGCACTTCGAGAACTACGTGACAGGCGTTGCTGACGAGTCTGGCTACCTGGACCCGGCGGCCGGCGCTGACGCGTAAGGAGGTTAATGCCTGGGTGCTGCTGATGCGGCACCCAGGTTTCATGCACATATTTGAGAGGAGATAAAGATGGGCGGCATCAAGTCCATTACTCTCGCCCCGCAAGCCTCGGATGATAACTTCATCACGACGGCCGAGACCCTGGCAGCCGCAAGGCTGACCTTTTTGATCAACGGGGCCGGCTCGACTGGCTATGACCGGAACGGGATTGCCACAAGCCAGACACCCACCTCAGCGGCCGCCTTGACCCTTGACGGGGCCCTCGGGATTGACTTCCACTCCCGGAAGGGAGTCTATGTCATCATCTACGCGGCAGCTGATGACTCTGGCCGGACGTTTACGGTGGTTGGAAAGGGTGCAAACGACGAGATCCTGACTGAGGCCATCACTGGCCCCGGTCTAGGGTTGATCGTGATTAGCACCACCAGGTTCCTGTCGATCACCTCGGTAACACCGGACGCTGCCACGGCTGGTGCCATCGAGGTCGGGGTCAACGGCTATATCGACTTTGCGCAGGCGCAGCATGTCACGATCGTGTCGGCCGGCGACGATAGCGGCGATACCTTCACCGTGACTGGCGAGAACCGGTACGAGGACGCTCTGACCGAGTCGATTACCGGGGCCGACTCTGTTGCGGCGCTTGGCACCAAGAACTTTGGCCGGGTGGACAAGGTGACATCATCTGGCGCCTCGACCGGTGACGTAGAGGTTGGTGTCAATGGCCTGGCTGAAAGCCAATGGTACGTCCTGAACTATCGCGGGCCCGACTTTAACATCGGCCTTGGGGTCCAGCTGTCCACGTCGGCCAGCCTGACCTATACGGTGCAGCATACCTTCCATGACGTACTGGCTGATGACTTTGCTGAAGATGACGCCACGACGTATAACCATGAGAGCATGGTGACAAAGACTGCGGCGTCTGACGGGAACTACATAAACCCACCGACGGCAACCAGGCTCGCCATCACGGCGCATACCTCGGGTAGTGCGGTCTTGAAGGTGGTCCACGCAGGGAGGTCATAGGCCATGGGTATTGGTTCTGAGGGAATTTCTGGCACGTCGATCTTCAGGGACGATGTCTGGACCATCTTTGATGATGCGGACACGACCAAGAAGCTCCAGTTTCAGGTCAGTGGCTTAACCACTGGTACCACCCGCACGCTTACCATCCCGGATGCAGACGGCACGATTGCGCTGACCACAGGCTCGGCGGTTGCGCTGGTAACCGTGGCTGATGAGGCCACGGACACAACCTGTTTCCCGTTGTTTGTGACAGCAGCGACCGGGGACCTCGGGCCGAAGACCAATGCTAATTTAGCATTTAATTCAAGTACGGGCGCGTTTACATTCGCTGGCACTCTCACGGCTGGTGCAATCACCACGACTGGAGTATTCACCCAAACTCTAGGTGGGTCTCGGACTGGTACAGGCGGTGATGAAAGTCTCATCCTGACCAACAGCGCATCTGCCGGTGATGATGTAAGCATCAATATGACTGCCGGGACCAGTGGGTTTAGTGTACTCAATTTTGGTAGGCCCGATGACGCTGTAAGAGGGTTCATTAAGTTTACGAACTCAACCGACATAATGACATTCGCGGCAGGCGATGGTTATGTAGGCCTCACACTCGCGGGTGGTTCAGGCGCTCAGACCGCCACATTCGCTGGCGATATTATTCAGGCAGTAGATAAACGGGTTCTCGTAGGGCATTCTTCGTCGCTTAATGTTTCAAACGGGCTGGCTGCGAATGTTCAGATTAATGGTGATACGTCTATCGGGACGACAAGCCTAACGCTCACCCATTGGCAAAACCACGCATACGGGCCGGTCATCGCTGGTGGGTTAAACCGTGCCGCGACAATAGACGGCGCTGATGTAATCGTTCAGGACAATGATATTGTCTTCCAAATCCAGGGGTTCGCTTCAGATGGCGTAGACAACGATGAGCGTATAGCAAACATTCAATTTATTGTTGATGATGACAGCCCTGCTGGAAATGCGATTGCCGGTAGCTTGGTCTTCCAGACAGCGGAACGAACTGCGGGAACGCTGGGCGATGCGCTTACACTGGCGCATGA